AGAAGGGCAACCGCAAGCGCCTCCGCATCGTGCAGATGTACCACCTCGAGGGTGGGCAATGGCAGTTTTGCATTTTCACCAAGGGCGGCAAGCTCGACTACTACCCGGTGCCGTTCGTCGATCAGGACGGCAAATCGTGGTGTCCGTTGTTCCTGCAATCCGCGTTCGTGGACCGGGACAACAACCGCTACGGCCTCGTCAGTCAGATGATCGGGGTGCAGGACGAGATCAACAAGCGCCGGTCTAAGAGCCTTCATCGCATCACCATGCGCCAGGTGCAGGCCGAACGCGGCGCGGTTGAAGATGTCGAGATGGCGAAGTCCGAGATGGCGAAGCCTGACGGATGGATCGAGACCAACCCCGGCTTTGCGTTCAATCTGCTCGACAACACGGCGCAGTTCGCCGGCGAGATCCAGCTACTGCAACACGCGCAGAACGAGATCGAGCTGATGGGGCCGAACTCTGCGATGCAGGGCAAGGAAGGCAACGCACCGAGCGGCCGCGCCATCATGGCGAACCAGAGCGGCGGCCAGACCGAGATCAGCATTCTGCTCGACCGTCTGACGCACTTGAAACAACGCACCTACAAGGGGATCTGGAACCTCATCCGCCAATACAAGGATCAGGCGTGGTGGGTGCGGGTGACCGATGATGAGCAGAATATAAAATTCGTGGGCTTTAATCGTCCGGTCACGATGGGCGAGGAACTGACCACTCGGTTGACGAAGCAAGGCGTGCCGCCGCAGGAGGCGCAAGCCCGCATCGAACAGATGGTGCAGCAAGACCCGATGGCTGCGCAACAGTTGCAGCAACAGGTTAGGACCGAGAACGTCCCCTCGCAGATGTACATGGATATCACGGTAGAGCAGACGCCGAGCGTGGCCAACGTGATGCAAGAGCAATTCGACAGCTTGGTGAAGCTTGCGCCGGCTGTGACGTTCCCGCCCGAGGTCTACTTGATGGCCTCGACGCTCCGCAACAAGCGCGAGTTGTTGGACAAACTAAAGGGCCAGGGCGCTGACCCGGTCGCGGCTGAGTTCCAAAAGATTCAGGCCGAACAAACCATCAAGAAGACCGAAGCCGAGATCGAAAAGCTCAAGGCCGAAGCGGCCAAGGTCGCCACCGAGGCAGACATGCTCGCGAACCCGCTCGGCCAAGTGCAAATGCCTCAGATTATTGGTGCCAATGGTGCCAATGGTGCCGCCAATGGCGGTCAACAGATGAGTGAAAGTGTGCCTGCCGCCGGGGCTGAACCGGGCGCTGAACTGCAAACCGCGCCGCCGGCGATGTGACGGGCGATTTAGAGGGCAACATGAGCAACGACACGGGTTTGGAAGCAATTCTGGACGCGGAACCGGCTGCACCAATGGCACCAATGGTGCAGGAGGACCGCCAACAGGAACCGCAACAGGGCGATAAACAACAGGGTGCGGAGCCGCCAGCCGCCACCAAACAGGATGCACCGGAGCCAGGGTTCGTTCCGCGCGATGCCCTTATGGACGAGCGCCGCAAACGCCAGGAGCTTGAACGTCGATTCCAAGAGCTTGAAGCCAAGTTCCAGCAGCCGAAACAGGAGCAGGTGCAACCTGACTGGTTCACCGACCCGCAGCAGGCCGCTGAGTTCATGCGCTATCAGATCGCGGAAGAGAATTTCAAAACCCGCGTTGAGGTCACTGAGTTGGTGTTGTCGGAGAAGTATCCCGACTATACCGAGAAGCGCGACGTGTTCGCTGAGGCTGCAAGGCAAGATCCCCAGCTAGCACGCCGTCTCATCGAAGCGCCGAATCCCGCCAAATTCGCCTACGACATGGGCAAGAAGATCGCCCTGCAACGCGACATTGGCGACGATCCGTCAGCCTATCAGGCACGATTGGAAGCCGAGTTCAAAAAGAAATACGGCATCCAAGACGACCCGGAAGGCAGCGCTACAACTCAGCCGATCCAACAGCGCCAACAGGCCCCCGTCCCTCGATCACTGGCGAAGACCACAAGCGCACCGGCACGAGCACCCAACGGCCGGTTCTCTGGTGGTCCAACGCCGCTTGAAGACATCATCGGCTAAGGGCGACCAACATGGCAGAGACCTATGTACCGTCTGGACTGACAGTCCAGCAGTGGGACGAAAAATACTTCACGGAATACCTGTCTAAGAACTGGTTCAAGCAGTTCATGGGCACGGGATCGTCCAAGATGATCCAGGTCAAGGAGGACTTGACCAAGAAACCCGGCGACGCGGTGACGTTTACGCTCGTCAACCGCTTGACCGGCACGGCTAAGGGCGCGGCTGAGGCGCTGGAAGGCGCTGAAGAGGATGCCGTCCTTCGCTCGTTCCTGGTCCGCGTGCGTGAGTACGCACACGCCGTTCGGTTCAAGAAGTTCGAGGCTCAGAAGACCGCGATCGATCTTCGTCAGGCACACAAAGACGTGCTGATGGACTGGAACATGGAGTTGGATCGCAACCTCATCATCCAGGCGCTGATGAGCATTAACGGCGTCAAGTACGAAGACGCGACGGCAGCGCAGCGCAACGAATGGCTGGTCGATAACGCCGACCGCGTGCTGTTCGGCAAGCTCAAGTCCAACGCGGTCAGCGGCGTGTTCGCAACCGCGCTCGCGACCATCGACAACACCGACGACAAGCTGACGCCGGAAGCAATCAGCCTCATGAAGCGTATTGCTTTGACAGCCAACCCGAAGATCCGCCCGTTCAAAACGCGGTCTTCGATTGGCGAGACGGATGCCTACGTGCTTTTCGCGCATCCGCTGCACGTTCGCGATCTTGGACTGAATACGACGTTCGTATCGGCCAACCGCGAGGCTCGCAACCGTGGCGAGGACAACCCGCTGTTCACGGGCGCGGATTACATCTGGGACAACATCGCGATCTACACCATCGAGGACATTCCAACGGTGTCGAGCGGCGTCGTCACGGCTCCGGCGTTCCTCTGCGGTGCCCAGGCGCTCGGGATGGCATGGTCGATGCGTCCGCAGACGGTCGAAGAAGAGTTCGACTACAAGCGCGCGGTCGGTCTCGCAGTCAAGCAGTGGTACAAGATCGAAAAACTCCGGTTTGGCACCGGCGCTACCGATGTTGATGACTACAAGGATAACGGCATGGTCACTGGCTGGTTCGCAGCCGTCGCTGACGCATAATAGGAGCACCCTCACATGGCGACTGTCGCAACTAACCAGTACACCTACGGCCAGCCTCCGGGTCACGGCCTCGCCGGCAACGTGAAATGCGCGTTCGGCACGTATACCATCGGGACGGCGCTCTCTGCGAACGACCTGATTAACTTCTGCAAGCTCCCCAAGAACAGCCTTGTTGTTTGGGGACACATGACGACCACCGACATCGATACCGGCACCGAGACGCTCGAGATCGATATCGGCTTTACGGCCAACGGCGGCGGCGCTGCCACGCTGACGGTCAACGATACGACCGTCTACACCAACAACAACAGCGGCGTTGCCTCGGCAACGGCGTTCATCGATAGCGGCGTGATGAACGGTGACACCATCACCGATCTTCTGGCCGGCATGAACTGGCGACCCCTGCAAGGCGTCAAGACCGGGCCGATGTTCTTCTCCGAAGAAACGGTTGTGCAAGGCAAGATCCAGGCGGCGGCGAACGCCGGCGGCACCGGCACGGTGTACGTCTGCATCTTCTACCTCGTGCTCTAAGGCAACCAGCGGGAGGGGTTCGCCTCTCCCGCGATCTACTGAGGGCGCGTGGTGGCAACGTTCAACAAGTTCAATTCTTTTCCCGAGAACCTCGCGGAAAAGGTCTTCAACCTCGGCACTGACACCATCAAAGTGATGCTGACCAACACCGCACCGAGCGCATCCAATACGGTCAAGGCCGATATCACCGAGATCAGCGCCGGGAATGGCTACACGGCGGGCGGTACGGCCGCAACGACCTCGAGCAGCGCGCAAACCAGCGGCACATACAAGCTGGTTCTTGCTGACGTGGTGTTCACGGCGTCTGGTGGCAGCATCGGACCGTTCCGGTATGCCGTGATCTATGACGACACCGCGTCAAATGACGAGCTGATTGGCTGGTACGACTACGGGTATGCGTTGACGCTGGCCGCGACCGAGACATTTACGGTCGACTTCAACGCGACCACCGGCGTGCTGACGCTGGCTTAGGGCGATCCATGACACGAGACGAGATGAAGCGGCAATTCCATGCGTTGGGATTGCAACGGGAGAGCTTGCTTGATCGGTCGGAAGCGCCGCGCGCGGTGCGGGATGCCATCAATGCCCGGATCGGCAAGCTAGAGCGCGCTCGCAAGCCGTTGGACGAGGCGATCAAGAGCCTCGAAGCCCCGCTATTCGATATCGACATGAGCCGCTCGGGATTGTCTCGCGCGCTCGGTGGCAAGACCGGCGTGCAGCCGCCAAGAGCAAAGGGCCATGGCATGACATCGGCAGAGGTCGAAACGCTGTTGAAGTCCTTGAAACTAGACGACCTGATGAGCATCACGATTGCAGCGCCGGCCATAGTCATGCCGGACGCCACGCCGGATCCCCGCATTCCAGCGCTGCAAGAGCAGATCGACGCGCTCTCGCGCCAGCTTTCAGCACTGCCAACAACACCATTGGCACCAATGGTGGACGATCAGACGCGCGAAAACTTCGAAGCCATCTCTCGAGACGTGGCGACCATCGCCAAGGCGGTGCAACTGCATGACGACGCCATCGCCGGCATCAAGGAATCGCTCGGTTCGTTCGTCACGCTGCTAAAGGCCAAGGTATAATGGCGCTCTACAACCTAGCCCGAGTCACCACGGCGACGACGGGCACCGGCACCATCACGCTTGGGACAGCGGTCGATGGCTTCCGCACGTTTGCCCAGGCCGGAGTTACCAATGGGGCGACTGTCACCTATTCAATCAGGGACGGCAGCCAAAGCGAGATTGGGCGCGGCGTCTACACGCTGAGCGGCACCACGCTCACACGGTCGGTACTCATCAGCACCAACAGCAATGCCGCCATTAACCTCTCAGGCTCAGCCGAGGTGATGATAACGGCTGCGGCGGAGGACTTCACCGACGCCAAGGCACGCGCCAACCATACGGGAACGCAGCTCGCAGCCACGATCAGCGACCTCGGCACGGCTGCAATATCGATTGTCACGTCTCGCGCGGCGCTCAAGGCGCTTGATACGTCGGTCATCCGCACGGTTCATCTGCGGCTCGGCATCCAGTCTGGAACGTTCCAGTGGTGGGCTGGCGATTATTCGGCAATCATCGCGCTCGATACCGTCGGCGGCTACGCCATGAAGGCGGATGCCGTCGCAGATACGGCAGGCGCATGGCTTCGCGTCATCGACGGCGACACCATGAACGCGCTCTGGTTTGGGGTGGATAGCTCCGGCGTGTCGGCAACGCATGGCGCGG